AGCTACTACGCCGGTCATGTACTTGAATTCTTCCCAAGACCCAACAGACCCTTTGACAAGGGCGTCTTCACGCAAAGTGAGTGCTGCAGTCAGGTCTTTTTCTAAGATATCAAGCTCAGTCATGTACTACTCCTTGGGTTGTGCGGCCTGAAAAGCCGAAAATTCGCGATCCTTATTCTTCTCAGAACTGCCATGCTCCCGCTCTGCGGCCTTGGTAATGGCGTTGAAGCCCGTCTGGAACCCAGCCGAGTGGTCTTTCATGTTCTGAATCTGAATCTTGGTGTCGTCTGCTTTACCGGCAATGGTGAGATCCTTCTGGATTTTCGCCATCTCGATTTCTTTCTTGTCTGCAAGTTCCTGTTGTCTAAGCTGGAGCTCCATCTGCTGCTGTTGGACGACGGGATCTTGGGCGGCTTGTTGTGCGGCTTGAGCCTGTTGCGCTTGTTGAGCGTTTGCGAGCACCTGCTGAGAGGCTTGCGCCAGAAGCGGAGCGACCTGCGCTTCCAGTTCCGGTGACATTTCTTCGTCTGGCGGAGGCAGGGGTACACCCAAAGCCACTTCGATCTGTTTGCGATAGGCAAAGCCTACGTGTTCTGCGATATGCGCCTGGAATGCCTGCATAATGGCCTGTGCTTGCGGGTTTTGCCCCATCTGCTGAGCGATCTGAGGGTTCTGTATAAAGGCGTTGTGCACGGCGATATGGGCGTCGTGGTTCTGGTCGATGAAGGCTTTGGTGCCTTTCATCTTCAACATCTCCATGTTCTCAGTGACCGGGTCCGTGGGCTTAAAGTCCTCTTCCGTTTCAACAATCTTGTCGGCATCCTTGATGCCCATAACTTCGAGCATCTGACGATGCAGTAACGGGAGATTGTAGATTTGGGGCGCTTGTTGAGCGAGCTGAATAGCGGCTTGGTACTGGATGATCCTCTGCGCCATCGTAGTCGCATTCGGGTCCGAAACCGGAATAATGTCAGTTTTCTCGTAATCTTCCTTCTTCGCCTGTGCTCCCGCATGATCGTCCGGTATATAGCTATAAGTGGGTGCAGTATAGTCTCGGATAAGAGCGGCGATCAGCTTAAATTCCTGTGCCATCGAAGCGTGTACACGCGCCTGAACAGCGGACATTACCTTCAAGGTACGTTCAAGAATTGCCAGCGTGGTGCCGACAGGGGCTTCGCCCTGAATCTTCCCAAAATCTACGTCTGCCACTGCCGCAAGACGGCGCCCTTCTTCAACCACATTCTGCAAGAGCTGATAGAGCGTAGCCGAAGGCTCCTTATAGGGGAGCGGCATGATGTTGTCGCGCATCGTACCCGACGCTACATCTACGTCTCGGAATTCTCCCGGCATGATAGGAGTGTCATCTCCTTTGACACGAAGACCCTTGGTCTTGAAGCCACCCGGAAGGTTTGAGAGCGTGCCTGCATCTACAAGCTGCCGCAAAATCGAAGTCGCGCCCTTGGCGAACCCACCAATTAGGTGAATGAGACCATACCCGTAAGGGCCAGAGTCGTTGGGAATATAGGTGTACTGGACAATGTGCTGACGCGGCTGCTTGAGTTCGTCGTGTTCTTCGTAGTTTCTGCGGATGGCGAGGATCTCACCACTGCTTTTTTCAAGCGTTACGACGTAAGGGAGCGCAATACCCGTCTCTTCATCCGTCTCAGGGTCAGTATCTTCAAAACCTGGGAGGTCCAACTCAACCTGCATCTCAAGGAGCTGGTATCGATCATCCTTAACCGCGCTGAACCCAGCGTCTTCATCCTTCCGGCGCTGAATGTCATTGATGTCCTTGGTCGGAGCAGAGAGCTCTACGTCCCTGTAGAACCCAGCATATTGTAACTTTTTAACTTCGTTTTTGGTCTTCCGCATCAAGTGAGTGATGCGTTCTGCGTTGTTCGCGTTAGAGGCGCCATAAGAGAGGTAAATGTCCTCTGCTGGCACGAACATACTGACCTGACGGTTGATTGACGGGTCAAAATACACCTTCTTGAAGCTCGCGCCTGCCAATGACAGGGACCACAGCATCTTCTCGTGCTCCGGTCTGAACTCAATCATTTTCTCGGTGAGCTGGTAATTCATGTCCTGAACGACGCGCTGCGCCGCTCTTTCGACCTCGCGGTCTACTTTCCCAATGATCCGCGCCTTAACGGGACCTTGCGCTGGGAAAGTTTCTGAAATCATCTCCGACTGGAACCTAATCGCCGCTTCCGTCAGCATCGGGTGGTACACCCCGCAGGCTCCATCCCAAGGCTCAGACCGCTCTTCGATCTTGATACCCAGCAGATCAAGCCCTGTTTTATAGGTTTCCTCCCACTCTTTCCTCGACGCCTTGTCGTTTTCAAAGTCATCCATGAGATCCGACGCGATGCTCTGCAGCTCGCTGTCATCCATAAACTCCGCAAGGTTTGCATCGAAACTAGGAGCCTCAATCTCCACAGATTCAACACCGACAACCTCTTCCCCATCTTCAGGTCCGATAGTTACCTCAATCGGCTGGTCTTCAGACTCGGTTAAAAAAGGGCTCTGAGCACGTTGATTCTGCTCAATAAAGTCCTGAAGCGGGCTATTCTGCGGAGTTCTTTCGATGGGCATGGGGCTACCTATAAAATTTCGAGGAGCTTCTCAAGGTAATGCTGGGCTTTAGCGATGTCTTCCTTAAAATCGCCCTTTTCGCCCGCGCGCATAATATATTTGAGCGCATTGTACCTGTAAAACCCAATCGCCTGCTGTTTGGGTCCGTAATCAACCACATCCCACGGCTGGATGTCCATTCTCTTGTAGTGGTTACCCGCGACCTGCCTGCTATTTGCGTTGGCTGTTGCCAACTGTCTGGTCTCTTGCCACTCTTTCATCGCCTCCGGCACGCGTTCCGCTGCCGCCATCTGGATATTTCCTAACACTTCGCTCGTGATTCTCGGTGGATCTGGCACGATGCCCATCGCTTTGGAGATCTCATACAACTGATTATCTGCTCCCAGCTCTTCCTTGAATTGCGAATCTGCGGTGGGGTCCATGTACCAACGGCTATAGTCCTTATCTGTCATATCCTCTGTCTCACACAATTTTTCCTGTTTCATCACTCCTCCTAGTAATACGCGGCTTTACGCCCGCGATAGGCGTAATAATCATCGTCCTTCTCATCATGGCGTGTTCGCACCATGCCCCCTTTCCTTATCCTATTCAGCGCCTGAGAGACAGTATCCACAAAGTCATCATTTCTCCCGTTAGGGAAGCTCGCCACTTCTTCAATCACATCCTCTGCCCACCTACGGTCGGGAGCCCAGACGCGCCCTGAAGCAAAAATGTCTGAAATAGCATTGAGTCTTACAATCTTGTCATTACCCCTAGAAGGTGTGAATTCCTGCACTGGGATACCCATACGTCGCATCTCATAAATCAGTGGGGCGCCTGTCGCCTTCTTTTCAATAATTACTGCATCGGGCTCGTGCTCTTGATAAAGCTCCAACGCCTTCGCCTTTAGATCAGGAAACTCCAGCTTATCTCGCCACGCATCGAGAAGAATCACCGACTCCTCCCCATCTTCCTCATTGAACCACACACCCCACAAGGTCATGGCACTGTAGTCAGCCGTTTGCTTTGCTTCAAACGCGCAGTCGAAACTCATCAAGGTGTATTCGCAATCGGGGGGTTGGTCTTTATCCCACTTCTGCCAAGATTCCCGCTTGATGATTGCCGTTTCGTCGGAGGTCGGGTTTTGTTGGTACTGGGCGTTCCATTTACCCGCGGGGATTTCAGCGCGGATGGCTTCTAGTGCTTCTTGTGACCAAAACTCAGGCCAAAGCGCTTTACCCGAAGGAAGAATGGCTGGGAACTCAAACACCTCCCATTGATCCGCGCCTGTCCTTTGCGACGCGTTTTCTAGGATCTGCCCTGTTAAGTCTCTCAGCGACCACCTTGTCTGAACGATGATAATGGCACCGCCCGGTTGCAAACGCTGTCTTGGTCCTGTTGTATACCACTCGTACACCTTATCGTAGACCCCAGGGTTAAATGCCGCCTGAATGGCCTCTTGCTCCGTATGGGGATCGTCAATAATGACAATATCAGCACCGCGCCCCGCAAGGGCTGCGCCTACACCTGTCGCGTAGTAATCACCGCCGTGGTTTGTGTTCCATCGACCCGCCGCCTTTGAGTCTGACCTTAACTCTACATCGGGAAAAACATCGCGATACTCTTCTGTTTCCAACAGATTTCGCACCTTACGACCAAAACCTTCAGCCAATTCCGCCGTATTTGAAACCTGCATCACCTTTTTCTTAGGAAACTTACCGAGGAACCAAGCGGGGAAAAGATAAGATGCAAACTCAGATTTGGTATGACGAGGCGCCAAGTTGATGATAATCCTCTTCTTTTCCCCTTTGGCAACGGCCTCAAACAGCTTTGCAATGCGCCTATGATGAGCGCCTGAAATAAAATCGGGCCACTGCGACTCTACAAACTCAAGAAAGTTCTCTTGCCTCTTCTTACGATTATCGCGCCTTTCCAACTCCCCTAGGATCGACTGCAACTTAAACTTTTCCTCTGGGCTCGCGTTAGCGAGAGCGCTCTGTATCAACTCAGGGGTTATATCATCCAGCATGTTCTATAACCTTTTCGTTCTGACGATTGGCTATGCTTCTTAGCAGGGTGAGGGCCTCCGCCTGCAGTTCTACACTGGACTTAATTTCGAGGCTGATCTCCTTACGCTCTTCGTGCAGACCGACAACGCTGGTTTTAGCAAGGGAATCAAGGGCGGGTTTGCTGATTTTTGGGTCGGGGTCAAGTGACTGCATGTAATACTGCTGCATCACATAGTTCTGCCATTGCTCCTTGGAAGCTGGCATGGGACCCGCGTACCTTTCCAACTGTTTACCCAACGCTCTAAGCGCTGGCGCCGAGGGGGCTTCTTGTCGGATTTCTGGGTTGCTTTTAGCTTCTTCTACCCAGCTTTTCTCCGCCTTGGTTAACGGACGATCCGCTTCTTTGGGCAAAAATAGAGCAGGGTTGGGCTCGCCTTGAGGCGTCGTAATAACCTCAAAATCGTAGGGGTCGAACTTCGCTAAAGAAGATTCTATGTAAGCATTCATTGGGTTTTAGCAGGATGGAGATCCAGAGCTTTGAGTGTATTGAAAATTTTTGCGATGTCAAGCGAGGTGTGGATGTTACGGGTCCCTTTGGGGGTATAAAAAGGGAAGAAGGGGGTGGGGGTAGAGGTTTGGGGGAATTTTGGAAAAATTAGCAAAAGCTAAAAGGTATAGATAAAGCTAAAGGTGGCGTTGGAAAAATTTTGGTCGGTGTTAGACAACTATACAGTCTATATAAACCTGGGACTCCGACCTGCGCTAAGGGGGTCCCCCCGCCCCGTACCTTCGACGCTACGCCACGCGCCCCGAAAAATCCAATTTTCTCTACGCGCCACAAGAACGGTCATAACTGTTTATACGGTATAGCTAGTTTGCGAAGGCTCGACGCGCTGACATCATCGAAGTTCAGTCAAATGTATATATAAAGGAATGATCGACGATCCATAAGGTGAGTGTTATTCATACCAGGTTTTAGATAAGAAAGTCTGATGATTATATTGTTGACATAGGGGGAGGGGGGTGATTGAATACACACAACGGAACGGCAACCGCATTGCCGGATTATAGGAGACTAAGACAATGCAACGGATCACCATCAAACACCTCGAAGCAAAGCTAGACTATCTGAACAAGTTGACGGGCAATGACCCCAAGCCTTATCGCACGGATGAACACGGCAAGCTAAGAGCGAATATCGGTAACTTCCATCTATACCAAGCATATGGCGGGGTCAATGTGCATCAAATGGTTAATGAGGGTGGCGGAGTACGCGACATATTCCACTGTGGGTGCATAACCAAGCGGGAGTTAGCAGAGAAGATCAGCGCGTATACGCTAGGGCTCGAAGACGCGATTTATAAGCGGACGAATGCGGGAATGTAATTGGCACGGGAAATGCTAGTAAAAAGCCATGGATGGCTTGAAATTCATATATGTTTTTAGAATAAAGTATCTTATATAATATATTATCTAATATGAAAAAATACAATTACTCATGATTTTGAGTTGTCGGCGAATTTTCACTACAGGAACTTGTGGCAGATTTCGATATAATATACTTTATTCTATATATCTCTTTAATTTAATATCGCCTCCAACTTGCAGCCCTTTAGCGCAAAACCTTAACAATTTCAACCACTTACAAACATTTGACACACTCAAAGAATCAGCGTACACTCTAACCTCACTCAACAACCATACGGAGTAACATCCATGAAGACCTCAAAAAAGACAGTTCGCCTTCAGTTCACAGTGTTCCCAGAATACGCAGAGAAGATTAAGTTAGTGAACACAGACCCATTTGATACCGAATCAGTATACCTCATGAAGCTGATAGACCGCGAGCTGGCCTCTTTGGGTGTGTCTATACCCGCAGTAAAATCTGCAAAGCCTGTAGCAAGCGTTGAACATCACCCTAAAAAGAATCTAGGTCCATTCGTGAAAGACTCAGTAGAGCCAGAAGAACATGACTCAAGCATCAATAAAACAGAGATAGAACATCAGCCCCTACGCTATTCTGTGGGTATGACCAATCAGGAAATCATCGAAAGAGTTATTTCTGACATCGAAGACGAAGATTAACAACCAAC